CATTTTGAACAAAGAATACAGTATATACATTAGATGTATGAGTCGTATTTCCAGTTCCAGCAGCAATATAAAGAATATCTCCAGCAACTAACTGGTGACCAACTGCTGTAATTTTTCCAAAACTAAATTCTACGCTTGGGTCAGTTGCAACCTGAATGTTATCAATTAGGGCTTTATCTAGATAAACTACTTTAAGTGCCCTATCAACTCCAATCACTTTAGTTCCTGTTTGGATTCCAGCATTTCCGCCAACAACCATTCCTAGAGTTAGGTCGTCTACACTGATATCTGGGTCAATAGTAATATAGGAGTTACCAATAACTCCAATAGTTGGGTCAACTGAACTACCTTTTGTAATTGTGGTTCCAATTCCAACAGAAGCGTAATGCAATTTACCTTGTACAGCCACAGGCATATTGTTTGCACGAGTTACATAATAACCATAAACATCACCAGCATCACCAGTGAAGGTGAAGGTTTGTTCTGGATATGTTGCAGTTGTACCAGATCCTACCTGGTTAATTCTCCAACGAGATCCATTTAGTAGAATTCCTGTTTGAGAAGTATAACTTTGATCGTTTCTATTATTGACGCAATATGGATAACCTGTGGTAGGAGCAAATCCATATGCATTTGTATTACCAATACCATATGGCTCATAATATGCAGTCGCCGAAGGAACATCAGACTCAGCAGGAGTCGTGTTACTTGTGAAAAGTTTTAAAACTAGGTTTCTGGGAGACTGGTCAGCAAGACTTGCAGTGTGGTTGTTCTGTGCAACCAAGTATCTGAGTGACTCAAGTTCTCCAATATTTGGAACTAATAGTGCCATTTAAACAACTCCCCTACAGGTTATGATTTTTAATAACTATCTTTATTTATAATTTTAATTTTAAAGAAACTAGAAAACGATTTATGTTATTTACAGCAATCACATCAAAAGTTAAAATATCTCCAGCTACTACTGTTGTATTCCAACCTGTTAGATTATCATCACGAACTTTTCTAGAATTTGTCATCTGTGGATAAACTCCACCAACTATTGATGTAAAAGTTGGAAATGTACTATAATTTGATTTTTTAATATCTAGTGTTAAGTCACCTTGTTGATCCGATAAAATAACTAACGACTCAATAACGCCACTCACATCTAAAGTTAAAGAACCTTTATTTCCAGACAACATTGAGATAGATCCACTATCAATGACATAATTAATAGTTCTAGTTAAATCTGCAGTTGTTGCAAGAGCTATAATAAAAACATCATCTCCAGGATTTGGAGCTACTGTGAAAATTATATTGTTTGTTGAAGTGGTATAATCTTCAATGGGTTCCATTACAAGATTATTTTTTACCACAATCAATTGTTGATCATTTATAGGAACATAAGAATTTCCACTGGCAGATAATCCAAAAGTATGAGCAACTCCTGTGAACTGAGAATTTATATTATCAAGAATAATATTACCATACTGAATAGATTTAGTTGGAATCTCGTAGTCAACACCAATTCTATAGGGCCCTGGTTCGTTTAATGTTACTATGTAATCTGTCATTATGAAACTCCCGGTGTTACTAGAACATTACCCTGAACCGCTCTGGTTCTGTAAGAATTTGGAGAAATGAGAATAACATCATAAACATAACGACCACCTTCAATGGCATCAGTTGCAGTATATCCCATTGAAACTGCAATTTTCCCATTTAATCTATCAACAAAAGAAAGAGTTAATGGATAAGCAGTTGTAGATGTTGGATGTTTTCTAATTGAAGAAATTCCAGTATATCCTGTTAGATTTAATGGTGCGTTGTTGGTATTCCTGATTGTAAAGGTGGCTTGAAAGTCAACCCCTTGTTCAAGAACTAAGTTTACATTCCTTGCCGCCATTATTAGAATCCGTTTTTAAGTATTTATGAGTTAGAGTCTAATTTAGAAAGAATAAGCCTCATCATATCTTTTATTTCACTTACTTCATTTTTCAAAGTCTGAATCTCATCTTGTTTTTCAAGTAATGACTTTTTATGTTGCAAATATGATTCATAATCAGATGTGGAACAGTTCAAAACTGCTCCAGATTCGGCATCTCTATAAAGAGAATTGTTATTTTCTATTGGTATCAAATTCATTTTATATTGTTGCTATAGCTCTAAAGTCTCTTATTAATGGTACATATGATGAATTAGTTCCTGTCATCAATATTTTAATTTGGAATCCTTGGAACTGTGGTAAATTTTTAGCATTATATTCATAAGATCCAAAATCCCCAAGAGCATTTGATGGTAAAACATTAGTGTCAGGTAAACCATTATTCAGTGAAGAATTGATTACATTCTTATTAACATCTAAATTAGTATAACCTGGGAATAATTCCCATAAAGGACTTGAGTTTTGATCAGTTCTAAAGAGTCTATACAATACTCTTATATCATTTGTTGAATGTCTATATGCATCAAATAAGACTTTAAGATTATCTGAAGATTGTTCTAGAGTAACTATTTTACTCAAATAAACTGCTGCTGTTGGATCAGAAGATGATGTATTGACTCTAAAATCGGATGCATAGTTTGTAACTTTAGAATTAATTCTATTTCCTGTAGTAATTAAATTGACTCTATCCAAATCTATGACTGGAGAAACCAAAGGATTATTGGTTGTCATATCAATTTCTAAAGTAAATGATTTTGAACCAGGGAAATTAGATAGATAAGCAGTTTCATTCACTTTTGAAGCAATAATTCTTGGAGAATCGAAGTAATTTGTTTCATTTATAGCCACTGTTTAAAATCCTTGATCTAAGAAAGGAGTCAGGGATGAATCTGGAGTAGATCCAGAGAATGTTCTTGCTCTAGCAGAAACTGAAGTTCCTGATGGCAACATCAACTGAATATTTGGTCTAATTGCATTAAATGGAATATTTTGAGTGGCTTTTGGACTTCTTCTAGAATTAATTAAAGGAACAGTATCATATGAACCGCAAGACTTACTAGAAGAGAAATAAAGTTCTGGGAAAGAATTTGGATTTGAAGAGGATCTATCAGTAATTGCTACACCAGCTATTCCGCCATTGTTTATCTTAATGTAATAGTAATCAAGATCATTTGGATATCTAGATTGATCCGCATCAGCTAAATTGTGAGTTTTGTTTATTCTGTTCAAAGAAACTCCAGATAGTTCATACTTGTAAACTAGATTTCCACTGGAATAGGATCCAGAAACAGTCCCTCCAACATTTCTCTGAATTCCTGTAATAGAATTTGTTGAAGTGACAACTCCAGTATATCTAATAATTTCATCTTCTATTAAAACATATCCAGGATTTAAATTACTTACAGCAATATTTTCAAAAGTTGTAAGTATTCCAACAGAACTTACTACAATTGCGTCAGTTGAAGATGGAGATACTGAAGAAGTTAGTGTAACAGGTCTTACATCGGGTTCAATTCCACTTAATGTTACATAATCATTATCAGCATACATGCCATGATTATTATGAGAGACTCTAAAGTGAAGTCCATCAGATTTTACATTTGAGTATCTTACTGTAGCTCCAGATAAATTAGTTGTGCCAGCACCTCCAACATAATATAATGAATCTGTAGAATTTTCATTTATATTACCTTGAACTTGATCCAATACTAAAGAGTTAAACGCAGATATTATACCAATGTTGTTAGGAATTGTTAGGACTAAATTCTTACCTCTATTATCTGTATCAGAATAATCAATTGTTAAAGCATCTCCATAAGAATATCCGGTCCCACCAATTGAAACCGTAGCAGCTACAGCAACTCCTCCAGTAATTGTTAGATTTATTTTTGCTCCTACACCATTTCCACTTAAAGCGACAAGATCTACGTTAGAATAAGTTATGGAAGATGAAGTAAATGCTGTGCCAACATTTGTAATTGTTAATGTACTTCCTATTCCAACAGCTCCACTAAGATTTTTGATTTTAGATGTGAATTTTGTGTTATTATTTTGTAAAACTGTTGTTCCTGGAACCAGGGCAGTTTGTTCTGCAGAGGTAAGACTTCTTGCAATACCAACTAGTATGGATCTAGAAATAGTGTCAAGTGGATTTGGTCTTAACGTTGCAATTTGTCTATTTCCAATATTTAACTCTGGATTATAGAATCTTATCGTTGAGGTTCCTCTATAAAACTCACTCCTATAGATTGTTAACTTGAGATCTTCAAGTTGACTTGGATCCCAAGTAGCTCCATTTTGAGATTTAAATAGAGATCCTAACAGTGGTTGTTGAGAAACTACAACTCTTTCAGACTCAACTCTATTAATAGTTGTAATATCCTGTTCACCCATTCTGGAAATCCAAACAGTATATTCATCTGAAGCTGACAGTAAAACAACACAATATGCTTGACCACCTTCACAATAAACTGGAGATGGGAATGTAAATGTGGTTGGAGTCAAACCATCAGCAGAAATACTTACCTGAGATGGATCTAAGATTACTTCCCCAAAAGGAAGAATCTCTTGTGTAGGCAAACCAGTCTGCATCGTTCTGATTTGCATTGTGATAGGTAAGTTTCTCTGATCTTTAGTTCTGAAGAATACATCTACCTTTGGAATAAAAATACCTGGTCTATCAGTAACTTCAAATGATTGAGCTAATGGATCAACCCATCTAGTCTGTCTTACAGTTCTATCTGTAAATGAAGTAGATGCAACCGTATTAGTTTCACTTTCTCTTGTGGTTCTAGATTCACTTCTTGGCACTCTTTCAATAGTTGCATTTCTAACTCTAAGAGTAGATTCTTCAACGTTATTAATAGTTCCGGCTGCTGTATAAGTTGCCTCTCCGGTACTTTCACTTGTGCCACCAACGGTTCTATTCTGTTCACTTGTAGTTAATACAAAAGTTTTTGTACCTGTTTCAAAAGAAGGTGTGGATGGTAGAGTTGCATCAGGAATATAGAAAGATCCGATAAGAGTTCCGGCTTCATCACTAATAAGTCTTAAATTACTTACCCTAGCAACAGCACCACTTGTTTCACCACGAAGTTGCATTCCATTTACAATATAACCATAAAATCCAGATGCAGCTTGCAATTCTAAACTTGCGGTATCTACGTTAAGTAAAGAAGAAGTACTGGAATAAGAAGTTGGAATAGTCTCACTAGTATTATATGGATTTGTTACAAATATTTGTGTTGGATTATTATATGGTCCATACTTATGATTCAACTTAGCTAATCTAAATCTTATAGAAACAGTACCTAAAGTTCCTGAAACTGTTTCTCCTAGAGAAAAAGTTCCACTTTGCATCTGTATTTCTACTAATTTTGGAGTTATGTAATTTGTTACTGCAACATTGTCAAAGAATGCATATAATCTAGTTCTTGGTTTTAGTCTTCTTCCAATAAATTCTATATTTCTAGAACGCATCGTATGAATAATATCCGTTGATACTACTCGATCTCCAAGGTTGGTTGTATCAATTCGTTGACCAACTCTATATTGAATTCCTTGTCTACTTTGATTTGTGGTAGTTAATGTTGTTACATTATTGAAATTAATAAAATTATCTCTTAATGTTGTTGTAGTAGTAATTGGAACTCCTCTTCCAGATTGGAAACTACCTCTAGTTGTTGTACTAGAGACAGTATCAGTTCCAGTTTGAATTCTACCAATAAATGCAGTATTTGTAGTAGTTGTCCCCGTCCAAGTAGTTTCCCAAGATCCCCAATCAGTTGGCGAAAGTCCTGTATTTGTATCTACTCCAAGTTGTTGAACTGTACTACTGTAACTGCCTTCTAAATCTATATCTCTCCTACTTCTTCTTGTCTCAACCCAAGTATCCGTCGCAGGATTTAGTTCAATTACACCAATCCAATTGACTACATTAAATGGATTGACATTTTCAGATCTGGTTGCAAATCTATTTTGTAACCAAACAACATCTGTATATTTTAAACAAACAACATCTCCCACTTTAACTGAATTTGGTGATCCCAAATCACTAACAAATCTCAAGTCCGCATTTGGATTAGAAGTATTTGCAGCTCCAACAACTGCTTCAGATCCAAGTAATAAATCTACGGAACTTGTATAATGTTGAGGTCTTACTACACCTTCTGTAGTATCTGTACTACATCTATGAAGAGGATCTCCCAAAGATCCAGACATATTTGATTTAAAATTATCTACCAAAAATCCAGATTTAAATCTATCTAGTCCTGTTGTGGCATCTCGTATGACTAAGTTTCTAGTTTCACTTTCTAAAAGGCTTAATGAACTATAATATTCTACATTTTTTAATCTATCTTCCAATAGAGATATATCTTTCATTCTATATCTCTTATGACTTACTAACTTAATTTTAACTTGTTCAATATTATAAACATATGGAGGTAAAGTTATTGTAGCAACTTCCATACTTCCATCAACCGGATCTGGAGTTACTGGTGTTACCGAAGGAACTCCTTTTGCTAATACAAATTGTCCAGTTCTATCTACATATAGTCTATCAATTCTACCAAGATAGTACTTATAAGAAAGATTTAGATTTTTATTTTTAGCTAAAATATATGAAGAAGAATTTGTTGTACTAGAGAAAGTTCTAGCATTCCATTCAAAAGGAGAAAGTGTAGCCGTACTTGGATCGTATGTAGTAACTCTTGGGCGTAAATCAATTAAATCTGTAGTATTATTGCCATCAAAAGCTATTGTGTCATTTGTAAATCTATTGATATCATATGAATTTGCTACAACTAGATTACCTTCGTCGGAAGGACTAATATAATAGTAGTTATATACTATTTTTAATTTCTTAGATGGAGCAGTTGCTGAAGATTTTCTTTCAATATAAGAATAATTTACAATATCTTTTTCTTGTCCAGAATTAAATATGAAATCATTTGCTATATTTCTATCTCCTTCTATCGCATAGTCAACGTTTGCAGTTAAATTTGATTCTAAAAATCTTACCTTCTCATCTTTTATAAAAGTATTTTCATTAACATAAACAAAGTCAACACGATTACTGCCATTATTTGAGACTAGCATCGCTCTAGCATTACTAGAGGATCCATATATGATTTCACCAGTTATTGTGTTTAAAATATTGGTGTTTAAATTTTTTATTTGTAGTTTAGGTAGATCTGGTTCATTTGTATCATTAGATTCAAAGATACCAATAATCTCCGTTGCATCTGGTACTTGGAGAGAAATTTTATCATCTTGGACTCTTGTGCCATAAATGGCGCTGTATGTCAATCCATCATTTAAAAAAGTGTTTCCTACTCCAGAACCGACTAATGAGGATCTATTAATATTTAAAATTCCAGCTCTCTTATGAATTTTTCTTCTTGGCTTTAAATTTTGTTTTTTGAGAGTTGCTATCAGTGTCGCAGATCCACTAGCAACACTTAAGTCCACAAAGGTTACAGTTCTGCCAGCAGTGATTGTAAATTTAGTTTCATCCAATGGTTCAACTGTGCCATTAGCATAAACTA